AAACAGATGTCACCTGGTAGTGTATTTCAGTTTGCTGTTGATAGACAACTACAACTCATGGAACTCTATGATGATGATAAACTGAAAAAATTGCTGAAACAATACAGTCCTAAAAAGAAGACAAAGGGAGGAGGATTCTGATGGGTTGGAAAGAAGCAACAAATAAAATTATTGCCAGAACACAAGTTGAAAATATTGCTAAACTTCTTAATGCAGAAGTAAAGCATAAAATTATTACTGACTCTTATGGTTTAGACAAAAGACGTATTGAGATTACTTATGAAGACAAAGAAACAGAGGCATCAAGTTAAGTCAAGGTGGTACTACATATTTTGGGGAATTGCCACTATATCAGTAGTCTCAGGTCAGATTTATGTTGGATCTGGTTTTAGAGCAATGAGTAATTCTGTAAATCAAGTATTGGAGAATATGAAATGAAGTACCTCCTAGCAGCAGTAGGTGCCCTTCTGGTTGCCTCTCCTGCCCTTGCACATAGACCACATAGGTTTCACAGACAATATCACACAGGCAGGCATGAACACACTCACTGCCATAGGGATGGTAACTGCCACTGGCATTCACATTCACACTATGGTAAGGATGCTGGACACCATGGTGAGAAGTTTATGCATGGTTTGCACTCACATGAATACAAGTATGATTTAAAATATTATTATCCCTTCTACTATGGTCCAAGTTGGGAAATTCACCTACACTAATTAATTATGAAATCTTTGAAAACTCCTCTTCGTTATCCTGGTGGTAAATCACGTGCTTTAACAAAAATTATTCCTCATATTCCAGACTTATCTGAATATCAGGAATACAGAGAACCATTTCTTGGAGGTGGTTCAGTGGCAATTCATATTACTAAAATGTATCCAGATTTAGATATTTGGGTAAATGATTTTTATACACCTCTTGTAACTTTCTGGCAGCAATTGCAAGAAAAAGGTGATGAGATGAGGCAGTTTCTTGGTTCTCTCAAGAGATTTCATAATACACCAGATAAGTGTAAGTTGTTATTCAATTCATCAAAAGGTCATCTCAGTGATGATAGTGTTGGTGACTTTGCTAAGGCATGTGCTTTCTATATTGTTAATAAGTGTTCTTTCTCTGGTCTCACTGAGTCATCATCTTTCTCTAAGATGGCATCAGAAAACAACTTTACTCAAAGAGGTATTGATAGACTTCCAGGTTTTCAAAAGATTATTGCAAACTGGAACATTACAAACTTCTCTTATGAAGAACTATTGGATGAATCATCAGAGAGAAGATCATTCATCTATCTAGATCCACCCTATGCTATCAAGGATAGTTTGTATGGAAAAAAAGGAAACATGCATAAAGGATTCAACCATGACACTTTTTCTCGTGATTGCTCTGATTGTAGTATCGATATGCTTATCTCCTACAACTCAGGACAATTAGTAAAACATAGATTCCAGGAATGGAATATGGCAGAGTTTGATCATACATATACTCTCAGATCTGTTGGTAAATACATGAGAGAGCAGAAAGATAGGAAAGAACTTCTTCTTATGAACTATGGTAAGAAGGCAAAGGTTCAACTTTCATTTGAAGGTTGTTATAATTTTGCTAAGTTGAAAAAGGAGGGTATGGTAGATTGAAGAAAGTATGGAGACTGTGGAAGTACACTCTAGGTAGTTTCTCTGATGTCAAAACAAAAAGATACGATAATGGTGTTGCTGTTCTTCGTAGTATTATATTCTTTACTTATTTGGCGACTAACTGTTTTATTGTTGCAGGGGTGATTAGACATTGGAACTGAAAGACTGGTTGAACTCTATTAACTTCACAAAGGAAGACTTGAGTGAACACATTAAAGAGTATCCACCATATATTATTAATAGATGTCTGTCTGGGCATTTAGATTGTGTTTTGTTTGCTAATGAAATGAACAGGTATCATTTCTTAGACAAAGATATGCAATATAACTTTTATATAAATATTCTGAGAAAGAGGAAGAGATTCTCTCCTTGGGTTCGCAAAGAAAAGGTCTCAGACCTTGAGTTTGTCAAATCTTATTATGGTTATAATAATGAGAAAGCATCTCAGGCACTGAAAATCTTATCAAAAGAACAACTGGACTACATTAAACAAAAACTTGACACTGGTGGCAAAAGATGACTCAGACTGCAGAACCTCAGGTTCATTGGTCACAGGACAAAATGATTGAAATTGTCCTCAATGAACCAGATGATTTCCTTAAGGTGAGAGAGACCTTAACAAGAATTGGTGTTGCTTCTCGCAAAGAAAAGAAACTTTATCAATCTTGCCATATTCTCCACAAACAAGGTAAATATTACATAGTGCATTTTAAGGAGCTTTTTGCTCTTGATGGCAAGTACGCTAACATTACTGTTAACGACGTTCAGCGTAGGAATCGTATTACTCGTCTTCTTGCTGATTGGGGTCTCATCAGTGTGGTAAAGGAAGATTCAATTATGGACATTGCTCCATTGAATCAGATCAAAGTCCTGCCATATAGGGATAAGAACGAGTGGACCTTAGAGCAGAAATATAATATTGGTAAGAAGGGAAAGCAGCAGCAAGAATCTGAATGAATCTTATAGTTATTATTATTCTTTCTGTTGTAGTATCAACATGTTATGGAATTTATCTATCATTTGGTCCTCCATCTAAAGAGTTGGATGATACATTTGATGAGCATGAACATTGATAGGGATAACCCTACTTACAAATTTTTGATAGTGTGATATAAATAAGTGTGGATGCCTTAGGGGTCCACACAACTAAACTTGCTATCTAAGGAGTTTTTCATATGGGTAACCTCATGAAGTATAACGCTGCAAATCTGGACCAGTTGATGGACAGAATTAACAAAAGCAGCATTGGGATGGATGATTACTTTGACAGGTTGTTTAAAGCGCAAGCAGCAAACTATCCTCCATATAACCTTGTTCAATTGAGTAATACTGAGTCACATCTTGAAGTTGCACTCGCAGGGTTTAAAAAGGAAGAAGTAAGTGTCTACACAGAATACGGTAAACTTGTTATTGAAGGCAAAAAAGAAAATAAGAAAGAGGAAGAAGATCTTAACTTCCTCCACCAAGGTCTGGCTCAACGGAGTTTTAATCGTAGTTGGGCAATTGCAGACGACACGGAAGTTAGATCAGTTACTTTTGAGGATGGGCTTCTAACTGTTATCTTAGGTAAAATTGTCCCAGAACATCATGCACGGAAAAACTGGATGTGATCATCATCCAAATGGTGAAAGTTCTACACTTAAGCAATTAATTATTGCTTGTTCAGTATTATTAGTTTTTGCAATCATTTGTTTCTTAGTAATGCTAGCAGGGATGCTATAAATAAGATGTATCGTCGCTGCCTATGGGCAAAGGGGGAACTGGCACAATCCAGTTGACACCCCCTTTTTTATGCCTTAAAATATAGTGTAAGTAACTTTGTTATGGCACCTAAGAAAAAAGAGTATGTTGATTATGTACCACCTGAATCTGGGGATGGTGTAGAGTATGAAGTAATCAGCAGACAGGTTACTGAGAATGCTCAAAGACAGTGGCCTGATGTTAAGTCAGATCCTTACAATGAAATTGTTGAGGTGGTGAAGAAGACTTGTTATGGTAATCCTGATGAGGTGTTTGAAACATATGAGACTAGAAGGTATCGTAAATATCTACCAGTGGTAGAATACCCCACTGAAGTAAAACTTGAAGCAAAAGTCAAAAAAGAAGAAAAGGTAACTGATGGAAAATCTTAAAGTATTGATTATGGAGGACCTGATGCTCCTCACACAGATTGAGGAGGTTGCTGGGGAACTTGGTTCCCCAGATTGTAAACTGACTGAACCAATGGTATTAGGAGAGCAGGATACCCTCTCTCCATGGTTGGTAGGTATCACAACACAGAATGTCTTTATGATCCATTCTGACAAAATCTTGACTATTGCAACACCCAATAGTAAACTGGAAGAGAGGTACAAAAGTCTGGTGAAGGAATGAGGTTCTACACAAACGTGCAGATGGTTGGTAACAACTTTCTTGTTCGTGGTTATGAAGATGGCCAGAAAAAGATTTACAAGGAAGAATATCAACCAACTCTCTTTGTCAAATCAAAGAAAGAATCCAAGTGGAAGACACTAGAAGGTGAAAATGTAGAACCTATTCAACCAGGAACTATTAGAGATTGTAGAGAGTTCTACAAGAAGTATGATGGTGTAGATGGATTTCCCATCTATGGTAATGAAAGGTATGTCTATCAGTATATCTCTGATAAGTATCCAGAGGAAGAGATTAAGTTTGACATCTCAAAGATTTCTCTGGTAACTATGGATATTGAGGTTCAGGCAGAGGAAGGATTTCCTGACCCTGAATCTTGCTCTGAAGAGATGCTGACTATCTCTATTCAGGATAATGCTACAAAGCAGATTATTACATGGGGTAGAAAACCATATACCCCATCACAGAAAAATGTAACCTATCATCACCATGAGGATGAGGTTGCAATGCTTAATGCATTCCTTTATTGGTGGTCAAACAATACCCCTGATGTGATCACAGGGTGGAATGTAAGACTGTATGATATCCCATATCTATGTGGAAGAATCAGCAGGATTATGGGTGAGAAGAAGATGAAACTTCTTTCTCCATGGGGTCTTGTATCTCAAGATGAAGCATACATCTCTGGCAGGAAGTTTAATGTTTATGACATTGCAGGACTAACCACACTTGATTATCTTGAACTATACAAGAAGTTCACTTACAAAGCACAAGAGTCATATAGACTGGACTATATTGCTCAAGTAGAACTTGGACAGAAGAAACTTGATCACAGTGAGTTCAATACCTTTAAAGACTTTTACAGAGGTAATTGGAAGAAGTTTGTAGACTACAACATCATTGACGTGGAACTTGTTGACCGTTTGGAAGACAAGATGAAACTGATTGAACTTGCCTTGACTATGGCATATACAGCAAAGGTTAACTATGTTGATGTGATGTATCAGGTAAGGATGTGGGATACAATCATTTATAACTATTTAAAGAGGAGACACATTGTTATTCCTCCTAAGGATAGATCAGAAAAAGATTCTAAGTTTGCAGGTGCCTATGTCAAGGAACCGATTCCAGGAAAGTATGATTGGGTGGTCTCTTTTGACCTTAATAGCTTGTACCCTCATCTTATTATGCAGTACAATATATCCCCAGAGACCCTCCTTCCAGAAAAACATCCAGCGGCTACAGTTGATAGAATCCTTAATGAAGAGATAAACTTTGAGTTGTACAAAGATAGTGCTGTTTGCGCTAATGGTGCAATGTATAGGAAGGATGTGAAGGGATTTCTCCCTGAACTAATGGAGAAGATGTATGCTGAGAGGGTCATCTTCAAGAAGAGAATGCTTGCTGCTAAACAAGAATATGAAAAGACACCAACCAAAACACTTGAAAAAGAGATTGCTAGGTGTAACAACATCCAAATGGCAAAAAAGATTTCTCTTAACTCTGCCTATGGTGCGATTGGTAATCAATACTTCCGCTATTATAAATTAGCAAATGCTGAGGCAATCACTCTGT